AACGAGCCGGGGATGAGAATCATCGACTCTTTGCGGAAGAACGGATTCAGCGGCGCGGCTACAGTATTCAGCCAAGTCAGCGGCGTAGTGGTTGCTGGTGCATTGCTGACGTTCGCGTACTCTTTCGAACCAATCGAACCTTCGGCAGCGTCGATGATTGCTGGATAGATGCGCAGAGTATTGGCCGCGGGCTTATCAATAACGCGGAAGGTTTTAAGCTGTCCGGTTGATTGTTTGGTGATCAGATGCAGTTCAAACACACCCGCCATCGTGAATGCGTCGCCTACCTTGACGTTGCCATAAGTGCCGCCGGTTACAACTAGATCGGTGTAGCGGTTGTCTTTGTTCTCAGTCAGCCCTGCGCTAGTTACAGTCGCAGCAGGAACGGTGCGTTGGTTTGCACCGCTAACCGCTACCGCGCCGCCGGTTGCGGCAGCAAGGTTGATTTCCTGATCGTTCTTGAACACTTCAAAGCCCGCAATGTCGCTACGAATCATCGCCTTTTCGTATGCAGTGCGGCTGCGCTCAGTCGCTTCAGAGCGGCCAGCTAAATTACCCGCCATCAAGTTCATGGCAGACGGTGCATAGAAAGCCATGCGGCTATCTTGCGGCACGCCGATACGAGTAAAGCGGTTATCCAAGTCAGCCACGTCGTCATAGCCGCTTGCAGCACCTGTGCGCTTAGACACAACTGAGCCGTATAGCGCGGCAGTGTTAAAGCAAGCCAGATTCACGTCTGATGCAAGTTTCTGCTTGGCAGCACGGCCAAACTGTTCCATTGCGTAGCTATTACGCAGGTTTTTGCTCGACAATGTTTTCGGGATCGACTTGTGATAGCCGACTGATGCCGGTACGTTCAACTGAGTCAGGCCGTCGAAGTTTGCCGATTGGTCGAATCCGTCATAAGACGCGCCGATCATTGGGGCAGGCATCCAAAACTTGTCTTGTGCGTTAACGGCTTCTTGAGCAGTCAGCGGATTGTACAAGTCGAAGCCTTTAGAAATGACAAGCATGTCGTCAAAACCTTCGATGACGTTGTCGAACATGACTTGTTCTTGCTTGGTATACGATGTCGCCATGGTGCGTTACTCCAAAATGGGGTTATTTACGCAAACTGCGCTTGTAAGCCAGCAATGCGGTACGGTTGCCCGTTTTCGCTGCGTCAGCTTCAAGTTTGGCTAGTTTGCGATCATTGCCGCCGCTCGCGGGTGCATCACTACGCACACGCTCAGTCGGTCGGGGCTTGTCGGGATTGGTTCGGCTCACAGTCACTTTCTCCTTTAGCTCTGCAATTTTCATAACAAACTGCACCGGATCGGTGATGCTTGCCAGTTCATCAAGACGAGTCGCGTTTTTTGCAAGTGCTGCTACCAACTTCGGGGCGTTCTTGCCCATCGCTTGCAGTAACAGACCTTGCTGCGTTTGGTTGAGTTCAGCCACTACGACGGATTCATGGTCTTTGTAGCCCACGATTTTGTCGGCTGCTGCTGCGTACTCAGCCTGCACGCTATTCACCCGTGCGTCAGCTTCTGCCTTCGCCTTGTCGGCTTTGCGCTTCGCTTCGTTCCATTCGATCAGCTTTTGATCATATAGCTCTTGATCAAAATCTACATCTTCTAGCGTCGGCTTTGCACCCAACTGTGGCTCTTGCTGTACTGGTTTGCGCAGTGCTTCAAGTTCTTTCTGTAAGCGCTTCTTTTCACGCTCCAAGTTCTTAACCACTGGTCGCAACGGATTGCGCTGCTTTTCCTGTTCCTCGCCTTCGCTTGCGTCATCGTCCGACTCAGCGTCGGCAAACTCAGCATCTTCAAGCACGTCGTCATCGGTCAGATCATCGGCATGTTGGTCGGGCATCTCGCCCGCGCCGCTCTCGATATCATCATTCAGATCGTCGTTGTTCAGGTCGTCGTCTTGCATGTGTCACGCTCCTAACTCAGCCTTTTGGGGCGGCTGGTTGCCCATTTCAGGAATCGCGGCAGGAATTGGACTCTGCTGCATCCCTTGAATTTGTTGTACTTGACCGTCCTGCGCGGTTTGCATCGCGGACAGCATTTGTAAAATCGTTTGCATCGTGGCCGACTGTTCAGCCTGTTGCTTGCTTTGCGTTTCGAATAGCGTTGCAATCGTGTCAGCGCGTGACTTGTCTGTATCAGCAAGAACCTTGTGCATATCGGCTTCGGCTTTACGCGCCAATGCCTGTTCTTTTCCGGCAGCGGCTTGCAGGTACTGTGTGTTAGCGTCAGGCGGTTGCTGGCCAAGCATTTCAGCTTCTTTCTGCTGCTCTTTCAGTTCATCGTCGGTCGGTTTTGCCGCGCCCTGAGCCAATAGCCGCTTACGGGTAAACGCCCGCAAGTCGTCCAACCCTTCGCCATCCATGTTTTGCAGCACAATCGACGTGATAACGCCGGATAGCTCCTGATCGGCAACACCCGGAAGCATTGCTACCAAGTTTTTGACGGTCATATCCTTGCGGCTGCTGAATGACGGTGCAACATCGACAAACACGTCATAGCGACCGGCTTTTAAATCGTTCTCATAGCCGATCTTGCCATCCTCATCAGCCATTGGGCGATTCAGTTCCACGGTGTTTTCCATCCCGTCAGGCTCGACCACCTGCATCTCGCGCCCGTCCTCATCGTATAGCTCACAAGCCATAGACATCCAAACGCGGCCACAGTGCGCGACAGCATCAGCGAAGTTATCGGTATAGATAAACGCCTGCATATCGACTTGCTTTTGCACCATATCGATAGCTTGCGCCGATACATTCGCTACAAGTTTTTCGCCCTGCGCTTGGTTGCCTGTTTGCTGCGCTACGTCGGCATCCATCTGCTGAATTAGCGCAGCCATTGCAGGCGGGACAGTCGGCGGTTGCGTGAAACCTGCCGGGCCTGCTGCAATAGTAGCGCCGGTCATTGGGTCGAGTGACGGATTGATAGTCAGGTATGGTTTGCGCGTGACAGCATGGTCAGCCCAAGTATTTTCGTGACCTGCGATCTGATCAGCCGTGAAGATCGGAACTTGAATGCCGGACTCAGCGGCAGACTCAGCAAGCGCCGAAACCATCATGTTGTAAAGTTGCTGCGGGTCTCTAGCGATTCGAACATGACCAATAGCCCGCTCAATGCCGTTGATAAACACGCGCTTACCGTACGCCATAATCAGCGGGATATACTTACCCGCGATATAGCCGCAATCCTCAAGAACCTCACCCGCGCCGTCGATCAGATACTTATGAATCTTGCGCGTCTTAATCTTCTTGGACTTTTTAAACACAAAACCACGATCGGTCAGTTCCTGCCGATCCTCGCTGTAATCCTCATCTTCTTTCGTCAGATACTCGACAAGCGATTCGTCAGCCTTGAGCGCGTACGTTTCAACAGTCTGCGGCTTAAGTTCAACTTCGTAGTATTCAGCGATCCGTACAACGTCGTTTGAGATCCACTCATAAATCCCGTTGACGTTATCGACCTGATCGAATGACGCGGCTAACTTGCCGAACCGATCTTCGAATGATTCAATCGACAAACTGAAAATCTGAAACGCCCACATTGCATCAGCTTTGTCTTTGCGAATGCTGGAATTGTCAAAAAATACCGTTTGGTCAGCGTCTACAATCGGCTCGAATCGAATCCGTTGGCGCTCATCTTCAGGGTCATGTTCGTCTTCGTATTCAGCGCACAACTTGAATGCACCGATGCCGCCAGAACACGCTTCGCCGAAAGCGTTGTCGAATGCTTCTTTGCCGTTGCTGTCTTGAAAATCTGAGCGGTACAGCCCCGCCAATGTGTCAGCGGTGTCGCGACTGGATGCTGAATCTTTTGGCCGAAACCGCGGCTCGATCCGGTTGTTTGCGTACTCGTTTTGAATGCGAATAATTGACAGATGGACTTTGTTAATCTCAAAGCGCGGACGGTTAGCAAACTGATCTTCTAGTCCGCCTTCCCACTGTGCGCCCGCTTCATAGCAAAAACGACGATCAGACAAGCACTGTAAGCGATTATCACGCACAGGCTCATACGCCGCTGTGAATCGCTTGAGTGCTTTTTGTCCAATATCGTCTTTCATTATCGGTTATTCCAATGATGCTGTCTGTTCGGGATGATAACAGATTGTTGGCGTTTTGGTATAGTGATCGGATACAACTTAGCAAGCGCATAGCCACCAGCGTCGGCGGCATGGTCTAGACCGCCCGCCTTGTCCGGCGATCCGTTTTTATCATATGCCTGCTGCTCTAGCGACTCGGTGAATCGTGGGCATCGGTCAGCATTTACCTTTAGCCGTCGCTCGCCCGATCCGTTCAGAATTAACGCATTCACAGCATTAACGCGATCCCTT